GTTGATGAACATATATTTGTTTTGGTTCATCTATTTTTGTGTTAGGATTGTATATGGGTAAAAATGGAATATCATCTAAATCCATTATAGTGTTCATCCTATGTGTCTTAGCCCAATCATCATAGACATAATAGCCGGGGCATATATTGCGGTAGTTTTTTTCTTTTGCTCTTATATATGAAAAGTCAATATGATATACTTCTGATATTCTAGATCTATCTTTTGACCATATAACTTCTAAAGCAAAACCACCAAATAATTTATAATCTAAAGCTACTTTATTAAATATGTCATTCCATGACTCATATTTGTTAGCTCTTTCTAATGCGAATTCTTTATCAGAAGTTAATCCTTCTCCTTTAACAGCTTCTACAATTGCATTTACACATGCAGCATGTGTTGAACTGTGGTTAAATAACTCGATTAAATAATTGGGATAGTCATTAGTGACACCCCATTTTATAAATTTATTATCTCTTTTTTCGCTTGCATATTTCTTAGAATATGAATCTCTTTGAATATTTGCGAATTTAATTTTATTAGCCATTGTATACTGTGAAATTTGATTCTTCTTCAAATTGGTGTTTATAAACTGGGTCATAATCTGATCCAGATACTAATGCTCTATCTGATTCTAATAATTCTCCAACTTCTTGTCCTGCAGAGTAATTAATCCAATCACTTGTTTCATTAGTCCAAGTAGATGTTGCATCAATCCAGATGTCACTACCACTAATTTCCAACTCATAAATATTAGCATCATATTGTCCCGAATTGGTAGGAACATATTTTGATTCTATTTCATATAAAACCCAACCACCATACTTACTTGTTTTATTAGAAATTATAGTAGCATCAATAGGAGTAACTTCCCCTGAGAATGAAGAAGTTAAATATAGTTTCAATAAACTACCTGTATACTGTGTATTTAGATATACTGTTTTATTTTGAATTTCAGAACCTGATGCGTATTGAAGTTGAATCATAGTATTATTTTTATAATAATAGAAGAATGGGTTGCCATATTATGACAACCCTTTTCTCCTAAGTATTAATTAGCCTAGTGTTATTCCCGTAAGAACGTCTGCTAGACTTGATCCGCTAACTTCACTAGCAGGAAGTGGTTCCTGTCCTGTAAATGTTAGAGAATATCCATTTAGATCGCCAAATGCGGTTCCAGTTTGACCAGTTCCACCTGATAATGTCATTCCGTTTTGTTGTCCTGCTAAGAATAGCACTCCAATTCCATCGTCTTGTCCATTATTAGTTTCAACCACTACTTTTAAAGCTGGATTTTGTGCCAATACTTTAATTTGATTTCTTGTAGATGATTGCATTTTATGGAATGGTGCGTTTACTACTTGTTCGTAGAAAACTGTACCATTTTCAGTGGATGCGTTAATGGTTTCTGTTAAATCACCTGTTTGTTTTGCAAGCTCAAACTTATAAAAAGTTCCTGCTCCATCTATATCAGTGATGTATCCATTTTCGTATCCAGTTACTGTATCAATAGAACCAGAAAGGATATAAATGTTCTTTATTCCTCCGGAATTATCTCGGCAACCGAGTGTAAATCCTGATGTAATATCACATGCCATAATTTTCTGGTTTTAAAGGTTCAACATTAAACTAGATCGTTACTCACCCAATTTTCCGGATGACCGATCTGCATTCCTAATTTATTTCTCAATCTGTAACGTAGAGTATCAGTGTTGATATCATACCATAGTGAGAAGTTATTTGTATCGCTAATAAGATCAGTTCCTACAAAAGCATCAGATGCTTTACCTAGTACTACTCTTTCAGATGCTCTTAGTCCATAAGTACCAACGATTTTTACGTTAGGATATCCTGGTAGTGGCACTTCATAGAATCCACCTCTTTTAGCTACTGTAGTAGGATCAAAGTGGAACAAGTTTTGTGTAGTTAAACCACTGATTACTCTTTGGAATACAGAAGTACCCATAAAGAATGTTAAATCATCAGCATCTAATACATTTACATTAGCATCAGCTAACATTGCAGTTAATTGATCATATGCAGTTGCAGCAACAATAGCAGTTGCACCAGTACCTGTAGCAGCTACTACTCCAGTAGTGTTACCTGAATCGATGATATATTTCAACCCACTAGAGATAGGAGTAAGACCAGCTGAATAAGCAGATCCTGAAACAGCATTCCAGATAAAGTTATCGTTGTCTTGTTGTACTTTAGCTACTAGGTCAGTTGTTACATCTCCTAATAGTTTAAAAGTTTCTTCATAAGAACCAGCAGGTAGTGCAGAGACACCTAGGTACTTAGAAGTTAATGATTGTAGGTTCATAGAATCTAGGAACGTACGTTTGTTTACAGTGATGTTTCTCTGTGTAAAAGAAATTGAACCAGTAAAGTTAGTAACTGAATCTCCACCTTGTGCATAAGGATCAACTGAGATTAGGTTAATGGGTTCTTCAAATTTTATTCCTTCCTGAATAGAAACGTACTCTGCTGTGTTGCCTTTATAAACTGTATCTAATACAATTTTACCGGCTACTTCATTATTGAAGTCAGATAGTGCGCTTACGTCAAAAGCCATAATTGTGTAATTTTAATAATTAATTTTTGTTTTTCATTTTGTTTAACATGTTCTCATAACGAGTTTTAGCTCTTTTATTTGAGAACTTATCAGCAGTTGAAAATTTACTGCTAGCAGCAGGTATTGTTTTCTCTTCAGCTGGTTCAGAAGCGAATGAGGACATTTTTTCTTTAATACCCATTACTTCTTTTTCGATTTCCGCCATTTTTTCATCTACTTTAGTCATTTTTGCTTCAACGACTTCGCCGATTACTTCAATGATGTCTTCTAATTTCGGGCCTTCTTCCATCATATCCTCGTCCTTAGCTTCTTCGAATTTTTCTTCTACTTCTTCTTTAACCTCATCTTCTGTAGTTTCAGCAGACATTTCCTCTTCTACTACAGTAGACTCAGTTTCCTGAGAGGACATTTCTTCTTCTTTCACAGATTCTTCAGCTAAATCAGCAGAACCATCACCTTCTTCATCTGGGTATTTAACACCAGTTAAAGTACCCTCAGCATCAACAATAAGTTGAATACCTGATTCGGTAACATGTTCTCCTTCTGGAGCTGCTACTTTTTCTCCTTCTTCTGTTTCTACAAACAGTTTTTGACCTTCAGCAAACTTACCGTCTTTGTCATTAGAGATTTTAGTACCATCTTCCAGTTTGGCAGAAGCAAATTCTTCAGATACTTCGACAAGATTAAAATGTTGTTTGACCAACTCTTTTAACTCATTTTTAGTCATAATCTAAATGTTTTTGCGAATTAATGATAATTGATTTTATCATGAATAAATATATAGATAAATTATTTTCAAAAAAATTTGGCTACCTAGTGTACTTTTCTTATCTTATATATAGTTATAATAAAACAATATTATGGAAACTAAATGCTGTACACAATGTAAACAAGTAAAATCGTTAGATTTATTTTACGATCGTACAAATGGTCGTAAACAATCATGGTGTAAACAATGTCAATTAAAACAATTAAATGATTATTGGAAAACGCCTGAAGGTGTAGCCTATAGAAAACAATACTATTCTGAAAATAAAGAAATATATGCAAAGGCTGCTAAGAAATGGGTAAAGAATAACAGGAAAAAAGCAAATCAATTTGTTTATAACTGGTATGAACAACATACTGAACAATTTGTTGGTATACAAGACAAATATCAATCTAAAATACCGCCATCTGTCTACTGTATAAAATATGATGATGAAGTAATTTATGTTGGTAAAGCTCGTAAACCATTAGCCAGAGTAAATGTGCATTTATCAACTATAAAAACCGATAATAACTTAAGTAAAGTAAATAAGTTGCATAGCTATTGTGGCTTTGATAAGTCCCGTTTTAGCTACGAGTTTCTAGAGGAAGGTGAATATGATAAATTACTAGATATAGAACGTTATTATGAAAATTTATATGATGCTAAAGGCAATTATAAACGTATATTTGGTAAAGTTAAATCAATAAACCAAATATTAAAAGATATAGGTGGTAAAACAGCTTATGAGAAATATCATAAATAATTTGGCTATCGTTATAATGGTTCGTATATTTACGTATAAATAAATAAATAAAAGTTATGTTCAAAACGCAATTAGTTACAAGTAAAGGTGATGTTATTAAAACATTTATTTCATCATCAAGACCATCAACCAGATTTGGTAGTGAAGGTGTAGAAGTTAGATCAAATGATAGTAATAATGATTTTACTATTATGGGATCATTTAATGTTATTATAGAAACTGCCTAATGAAAAAATTAATATTATTAGCTTTGTTGTTTGCATCATGTTCAAAAGATCCCATCTGTGGAGAGGTCACAGGTGGGGGCGTAAATAGATTTACAGGTGAACTGTATTTAGAAGTTGATGGTCAACGTGAATGGGTAGATATGAAAACCTATGATTCGTTTTATGTAGGAGATCCTATATGTTTAGATTAATCTATATTAGAGGCTTGTCTAGCACATACTGCTAGACGTTGTCTTATATTAGGATATTCGTCTTTCATTATTGTATCTTGCATACAACGTTTAACGAATTCATCTCTTGTTTCTGATGGTTTAATTACTGGTAATGGCATTGTTTAAAATTAATTTATCTCTGAATATGCCTTCAACACTAAAGCCTTTAACTTTACCTGTTTTAACATAATCATCCCATACTTGTTTGTTATTTACTTTGTATACTCCAAACCAACTACCTTTAGATAGTTTATAGCCATAAGCAGCAGATTTATCTTTTTCTGGATCATCTACAAGCCATGTCTCTACCAATGTTATATCACTTACTTTTTGATCAGCATTATGTTCTATGTTTACTGAATCAATTTGTTTGTTTTGCATTAGTTTATACGATAATTTTTTAATACCCTCAGCATCAAAGAAAACATAATATTTGTTACCTTCATCATCAACACGAGGTATTAATTTATCAGCTATCATTAATGGACCAGCTAATATTTGTTGGTCTTGATTTATAGCACTAAATCCTTCTTTAACAGTAGATACTTCTTCATTTAAAACATCTTGAACTACTTTATAGTAAAGATCATAAATGTTAAAATCATCAGGTTTTTGAATTTTACGTAAGCCTTTAGTATATTGTCCTACTACTTTACCTGATTTAAGTTTAATAATTGCTAATGGATTATCTTTAGTAGGTTTAAATTCAAATGATGTACCCGGTATTTTTACAGTACCTTCTACTCTAATATCTGTTATTTGTCCTCTTGATCTATCTTTATCTTTAGTTTTACCTGCAAATCCAAATGATACAAAATCACCTACACTAAATCCATCTGCTGATTTAACAAAATAATCTCTAATAATTTCTTCATTTTGTTTTTCTAATAAACCAGCTTGTCTTAATTTTTTTTCTGCCCATGGTAATGCACTAGGTCCACCCCATAGTAAATAAGATATGTAACCACATGCTTCATAATCTTTTCTTTTAACAGCTAAATCATAATTATCTCTTTGACGTAACAAAAATGAACGCATACGTTTGATTGTATCAATTGTTACATTCTTACCTTGAGCTAATTGTTGAGCACGTTGTTTTCCAACTAATGTGCCACATTTATTTCCCAATTCTTTATTGCGTTTAATTCCTTGTTCGGCCGCCTTGCGTGCTGCTTGAGGGTAATCATTAAATGACGCGAATTTATGTTCTGAAAACATTAAAAAATCCATTTCAATAGCTGGTTCTTCAACCAATGCTACTGCATCTAATCCTTCTAAATCGTTTTCTTCGTCAATTGTTAATTTAACTATTTTCATCCTATTCTTCGTTTTGAATTTAGTCGAGCAGATGCTTCTTGTGATGATGATACATCTCCACTTACAACATAAGCTCTAATCATTTGATCCCCTGCATTTACTTCAGGAGATACTCCTGATGGTGGTGCTGAAGGAACTGATGCAACTCCTCTACCTATGTTTGCAGATGGTGTTGGTATACTACCTCCTACACCTTTAGATGCTGATTTAGCACCTTTAACTGCTGAAACAACTGCTGCTATAATACCTGCTGCTTGAACTGCGTATGCTATAAGTAACGGAATATTTTGTGGGAATCCAACCGCTGCTGTTTTTGCTGCACCTGTTGCTGTAGCAACTGTTGCTTCTGATGCTTTTAAAGTAGAGAATGTAATGGTTTTCTTTGCTTCCATTATCAATTCTTTAGCAGCTAATACTTGTTTTGCAATTAATAAACCTCTACCTACTTTTGTTTCTGCACCTGCTAAAGCAATCATATTATCAAGTGAATTAGAACGTGCTGCATCTAATTTCATTTGATTTTCTACTACGGCTACAGCATATTCACCATCTGCATTTTGCTTTTCTTTGTTAATTATTTTAACACCTGTAGCTACAACTGCTGCTGTTTCAACTTCTTTTAAACCTGCTGATGTAATAGCATTTACTGTTGTTACTTTTTCTCTAACAACTGTATTTGCACTTTCATCTCTAATACGTTTTTGTTCAGCAGCATTTAATGCTAATATTTCTGTTTCCTTAGCATATATTGCTTCTTTCTCAGCAGCATTTGTTTGTAATTGTAATAATTCTGCTTCTAATAATTTCTTTCTCTCATCATATATTTCTTTAGCTGATGCTCCTGATGCTTGTAGTATTGCTAATTCACGTTGTGTTGCTGCAATTAATTCTGAATTAACTTGTTTTGCAGCCATTAAAGCACGTTCTGCTTCATCAGGTAAAATACCTAAGAATTCTAATACAGGTCTAGCTGCATCAAATAAAGCATCAAATGAATCTTTAATAAAGTCAATTGCTTGTCCTATAAATGGAACATTATTAGCAAATCGTTTTGCTGCCTTAGTTATGTCATCCCAATAGGCTATAACTGTACCTAATGCTACTATAAAAGCACCAACTCCAGTAGCAATTAAAGCCTTTTTAGTTGTACTACCAAATAGTTTAGCTGCTATACCTGATTTTTTCATTACAGTAGTAAACTGCATAAATCCTTCAGATACATCTTTTATACCTAAACCAACAGCAATTGCTGAGGCTGCTTTAGCTTCAAATTCACCAAATCGTTCTGATTCAATACCTAAAGCACCTAATGTACCTACTGCTGCTGTTAAACTACCAGCAAATATTTTAGCTGCACCATCAGCAGCCATTAATTTATCTTCAAACTGTAGCCCTGTAATCGCATCATTAACCTTATCTAATTCTTTAGTTAATGCCTGAGATTGTTTTGATAATTCTTTAAATGCCTGACTACCAGCAGGAACATCTCTCAGTTCATCATTAATTGCTGATAATTCGTCTTCAAGTTGACCAAGCGACTTTATTGCCGCTTGATCATTGACTTTTACATTATATTCTAAAGTTGTGGCCATACTAATAAATAGTTAGTTTGATTATTTTAAATTTGTTATGGAGGACAACTACCACAACTTGTATGGAATGAAACAAAAGTTGCTTGGTAATCTACAATTCCACCAGTATAGTTATTATCTATAATTTCCCAACATTTACCATCTAAGAATGCACCACTACTTTGTAATTTAAGTGCTGCTCCATTAAAGAAATTACTTGAATATTGAAATTCAATATAATAAGTATTAAATTGACCACATTCTCTAATTTGCATTCTTTGTGTTGGAACAGTTGCTGTTGGAGTAGGTGTAGTTCCAGTACAAGGAACATTAGTACCTAATGATCCACCTGCATTAACTATCCTATATGTTGTTCCATCACTTAAAGTATAACCTCCTGGTACTGGATTATTAATGTAAGGATCAGTCCAAACATATGTTGCAGTTTGTAATTGTGTTCCATCAAAATAGTAAGTATTTGTTGGTGAACTTAGCAAACAAGCATCAGGATTAGGTGCTCCAGTAGTTCTATATCTTACTGTTATTGCAGTTCGAGCTGAAGTTGGTGTTGGAGTAGCCGTAGGAGTTGCTGTAGGCCCTACAGGTGTTGCTGTTGGTGTACCAGTTACTGTTGGTGTAGGTGTGGGTACTGCAGATGTTGCTGTAGGTGTAGGTGTTATTGTAACACATCCTGTAACAGTTACTGCATTTGTACATGTCCCTGTTGAACGAATTATGTAAGTATTATAAGGAGTTACTGAATAACCACTTACTAATTCTGATCTTGAAACCCCACTAGCCAGCAAGTTTCCACCTACCTCACTTGTGTGGTATATGTCAAATGGGCCTACTGATGCTCCCATCGTCGTTGCTGTTAATATTACTGCCATATTATTTTATTTAATATTAATTTTATTATTTTTTAACATAATGTTTCACCTGTTCCTACTGTACCTAAACTATTTGTTGATGTCCAATAGTAATCATTTGCTCCATCATTGTAAGAATAGAATCCACTTCCTATAAAGTTAGTGTATGTAGCACCTGCAGCATATACTCTATCACCTGATTCTATAAGGGCACCTGTATTACCACTACGTTTCAATAATCTAAATGCTCTTAATTGAGTATATCCACAAGCTGTAGTACTACTTCCAGCACCTCCATCATTTGGATCCCAACTTGAATCAACTACTTTAGCATTGAAATCATAGAATGTACCACATACTCCACTACCTTGTACTGCAGTATCTCCAGGTCCATATTCAACAAAGAATAATGGTAAATCACCTTGTACATCACTTAATCCCCAGTATCTGTCAGCAGCCGCTCCATTTGATAATGAAGTAGTTAAATTAGCATCTTGATATAATTGAGCACCAACTTGAACTGCTGCCATTAATGTAGGTTGTTGTGAGTAAACCGCTGTATTAGCATTTCCAGCACAAGCACCACTACTATCTGTATAAGGTGTTGGACCATTATAGTAATAAGTGTACACTGTTGGTGTTGGTGTAGGTGTTGGTGTGGGTGTTGGTGTAGGTGTTGCTGTTGGTGTTGGTGTAGGATTAACTAATTGACAAGCAGCACAATCATCATAGAATGTTGTCATAACTGGATAACTAGCATTATATGTAATAGTTTCTATTACTGAATGACATATTATAATACCATTTACATCTATTCCAAATGAATCTCCGAAAGCTAAAGGTTCTCCAGTATAAGTAACTTCTGTTGTTGAAGTCCCATCACATTCTCTTACTCTAAATGATTGAGGTATTACCGCACGACAATCTGCACAATCATCAAAACTAGCTGTGTATTGATACAAATTAGAAGTATGTGGGAAAGTAACAACATTGTCTAAACAGATCCAATCACTAATATCTGGGAAAGATGTATTATATATTGCTACAGATCCTGTTCCAAGATTTTCAAGGCCTGGTGTTAATGATGCAAAGTTTATATCAGGTGCGCTACCAACACATCTTTGTCCTCTATAATAATATATTGTAGGTGTTGGTGTAGGTGTTGCTGCTGTAGGTGATGGTGTTGGTGTAGGATCTACTCCACATTCTCTAATAGATGCAATACCTTGTCCTGGTACATAGTATATATAGTAGTCTGAACCACCTCCGCCAGCATTTCCAATACCATACCATCCTGTAAATTGTAATTCAGGACCTTGAGCTGGTGGTGAAATATCATAATCATAAATTATATCTCCTACTTGAGCATCTGCTACATTACTAAATGATGGTGAATAACGAGGGTTAGGTTGAGTTAAAATACAAACACCAGCATCATTATATGCTGAAGTACTTTTGAAATATGAAAGAAATCCAGTTGCAGAAGGTGTAGGTGTAGGTGTTACTCCACCTGGTGTTGGTGTTGGTGTAACACCTGCTGTTGTTATAGAAGCCTGAGAAGAAGTACAAGTACCTGAAGTAATAGTAGCAGTGATTGTAACACCGGTATTACATGTTACAGTAATACCACTTGCTAAATTTCCTTTAGTTGTTGAATTAGGACTTATAGTCCCACTGCTAACAGATAAAGATATAGTATCTGAATTTGCATAAGAGCTTCCAAAATTAGCTGATAAATCGAATGTAGCCATTTTATTTTATTTTATTTTTTAACATGATCCATTATTTTGTACTGTCCATGAAGATGGGTTATATGTTACAGTTTTACCATCACAAGCACATACGTCTATTGTAAATCCACTTACTGATCTTTCTTGTAATTTATATTCTTGATCAGTACAATCCCACCATTCTACCGACGCAGGACCATCACTATTTCTTGTAAATGTATATGAAGTACAAGTACTACAAGCACAACCTGGGTTAGCACAGTTTCCAATTACATAATCTAAATTAATTGTTGCTGTAGCAGTTGTTGTACCACTAATTGTATAACAAATTCCATTAGTTGCTAATATAATATTACCTACATTTCCTCCAGCAACCGTATGTAATATCTCACTTGAAGCCGAACCATCACTACAATTTGTTAATGTATAATTAATTTGTGGTGTAGCAGTTGGTGTTGCCGTTGGTGTTCCTGTAGGTGTAGGTGTTGGCGTAGCAGCTGTTGGTGTTGGAGTAGGTGTATTAGTAAACCCTGGAGGTGTTGCTGTTGGTGTAGGTGTAGGTTGTCCACCTCCTATATTTAAATTAAAGTTACAATCTGTTATAGCACCTATAATTAAATTAAAGTCACAAAGCGGTAATGCTGGTGTAGGTGTAGGTGTAAATCCTGTAGGTGTTGGTGTTGGAGTAACTATAGGTACATCACTACATACTACTACTAAACGACAATCTGGTGTTGCAGTTGGTGTTGGTGTAGCAGATGTTGGTGTTGGTGTAGGAGTTACTGTTGCAGTTGGTGTTGGAGTAATATTAATTGTTCCACATACTACTTCTAAAGCACATTGATCAATAAATGCTCTTTCATATACTGGTCTTTGTTTTAATAGCTCAACTTCAACAACATCATCAATAGTTAAATTAAATCCATTAATTTTGTTTATTCTATATTGCTCACCATGAATGAATACTCTATCATTTAATCTTATGTTTTGGTATTCTGTAGGTGAGAATTCTAAATCTAAAGTAACTTTTCTATTTTCATCCCAATACAATGTATCAATGTAATTTTTCCAAAATGAATCAAATGCATCCTTACCCTGAAGAGCAGGATCATAATACATTGAAATTAAATTAAAATAATCATTGGAAAAATTTAAATCTATAGTGCTTTCACCTGGTTGTAATGATTGTAGATTTGATATAGTAGAATAAAAATTACTAGATTCAAATCCATAATATATTTTACCTAATCCACCACCAGCAAATGTTGGTACATCAACATCAACTTTATAACCTAATCTAGGTTTAAATTGAAATGTTGTTTGTGCTGTATTTTCAAATTTATATAAGTGAGGTAATACTGCGGATCCTGTAGATAAATTATATGTTGGGTTACCATCATTATCTAATGAACCAGATTCAATCATTGGTCCTAAAACAGTAGGTCCAAATATAGTTTCAATTGTTTTCTTTCCTACAGGTATATTAGAATCAGCAATGATTTCTTGAGTACCATATTGGAAGTTAGGTGTATTATCTTTAGCTATTTTACTAAACCTATCATTATCATCCTTATCTTTAATTAATAATGTTTTAGGTTGTTCATTAACAGGATGTTTAATTGATATTTTTTGAGCAGTATCGTATCTTGATGTCCAATCAATGTCACGACCTTGACTCATCCAATCTTCAAAGTTTTCAATTACTATTGTTTTACTTTCATTAGGATGAGGTACTATTACGGCATTAAACTTAGTTAATATACCTTTTAAAACATCATATGCCTTTAATTTACTATCCCATTGTAATGACATATCAATTTCAGCATCACCATATGATACAGGTGCTGAAACACATCTAAATAAATTATCAAAACCAGCTACTGTAGCTGAGTTAGGTAAAGTGTTTCTTTTATCATATAATGCTGTAACATTTATTGTATCAAAAGATGAAAGTGTACCATTCCATGAAACATTTATAGTTGTAGAAGACTGTCCATAAGTAAAGTTTGCACTTGTTTCTGCTAAAGTAAAAGTATTATTTTTAGTTATTTGTAGAAAAACTATTGCATTATTAGAAGCAAAAGGAGTTGGATTAAATACTGTACATTGTGCTGTAAATTCATAGTCACCACCTATTGGTGCTGTATACTTGTACGTTGAAGGATTATAATTATTAGTAGGATCGTCTATTTCAGTATCATATGCTAAATCAACATATGTGGTATTTGGGAGTGTTTGGTTCTGAACTTGTGTAGCTGAAAATGTTGATGCTGCTGAGGCTGATAATACAGGCCCTAAACTATCTTGTCCTTTAGGTAGAATATATAAATCATCAAATGTTGATCCTGAAACTAAAGTAGATTCATATTTGTATCCTGCATAATCAACAATTGTATCTATTACATCTCTAGCTAATATAGCAGGTAAAAATTGTCTTTCCTCTATTGGTGTAGATGGATTTGCAATACCAGGATCAAATATATTTCGATTTATTTGTATTCTAGGTATAGTAGGATAATCATCGGGTTGATCGGTTCCAAAATCACATAATGGGTATAATATAGACCCATTTAATAAATCGCCTTGCCATGATGCAGATATTGAAGCTGAATTTAGTAAGTGATTATAATCTGACCAATCAACATCAGTCATATTTGTTCCTTCAACAGTATTTTTAAAATTAACTGTATCATCAGCAACTGTTACATTATAGCCTATGTAATTACCATCAGTAACTGTTTCTTCTAATTGAAATTCTCCACCTAATAATTTTTCACCATTATAAAGTACTTCAGCATCAATTGTATTATATAAACCAGGTATATTATCAGCTCCTACTCTGTAAGCGCCTTTAAAAAATGCGTTATTACGTCTAGTTCCCGGTAGATTAAACGTTTGAGAACCAACACCAAATATTTCGCCGATTGAAGTGTTTTCAACGGCAGATACATCTAGTCTTAATGGTATGTTACTATCAATGTCAAGATCGTACCATGCATTATTATAATAAACTCGTAATATAAGATCGCCCATTAGTATCTAGAGTGTTTAGCATTTGCTTTTCTATATTGAATTGTAAATTTAAACATTCGTTGACCAGCAACATTTGTTCTATATTGTTCATCTGCATTGGTAATAATAATAGGCTCAAAATGAGAATCTACTTGTACAAACACAGATGGTGATTCAAATAATTCGAATAGCCAAGTTGCTTGTTTAGTAGTTAACCAATTAGTTTCTGCTGTATAGTTGTTTCCAAATTGATTTAAGTATTGTGTTTCTCCTCGTTTAGCATAATCATATGCTATTGTAGAAGTTTCTGTTGAATAATCTATATATGGTGCTCTGTATGTTTCTCTACTAAATGATTCTCTTTCAGTAGTTACCATTGTTGCTCTATAATAATCGTAAACACCTAATTTATTAATAAATGCAAAATTAGCACCTTCATGGTATAAGCATCCTAAATTAAATAAGAATTTATTTGAAGTACCTCCAGAATAATCTAATTCAATACTATAATAAGGGTATTGTGAAGAATTACTGAAGTAACTAGCTAGGCTACCTACATTTTGTAAGTTAGCAGGTCCTATACCTGCATGTAATAATTTATTTGATATAGGAACATGTGAATAAGGATTAGTAAAACTTGTATTATATACCTGTGATAAATTATCATTGTAAACTCTAACAATAGTTCTATCCCAATGTCCTTTAGAACCAATACCACATAAACTAGATACTGTCATGTAATCTGATTCTGATACCACTAATGCTTCTTGTATTGTACTACTATTTACAGTAGTTACTTCATTAGATGCGTTTGTTAAAGCATCATAATCTGCATTTGGCCAATTAAAAGTTCCTGCATCACGTTCTGTTACAGCAGGTATTACTTGAGAATTTTCTTCTGTTGTTGATGAAACAAAAGGTGATGTTACAAGTGATGAAGATATTGATGTACCATATTCTTCAGCAAATTCAATCAAAAATTGATTTATGTTATTATTGGTAGAATTTGTAAATGGAACAGGACCTGACACAAGCCATGGTTGTGTATATCCCATGTGATCATCTAACAGTCTTGACACTTCAAATACACCATAACTCGAATCGTTAGCTACTTGTTTTACTGTAGATAATACAACCCCATTACTTAATATTCTACAGATGTATCTATGTTGAGGTGAACTTGCAAAAGTACCTTCAACAACATAAATCATATCTGATTGTGTGCCATTGGGAAATGTCGGGGATTGAGTTATTGTTATCATGATTTAAATGCTACTTGTATTGATTGGTCTATATCTTGTCCCATTGCTTGTTGTAATGCTTCATTACCAAATTCTTCCTGTACTTTTTTAATTGCAGGAGCAGCAAATGGTTTTGCCTTAGGATTTGTTCCTCGTTTACCTATATTATATGCTATTGCCCATGCAAATGAATCTACTGTAGCCCCTGCTTTAGGTGTTAATGCTCTACGTTTTATCCAATTTTTAATTGGTGCTATAGGTGGCATTTTACCTGGGCCTCTACCTATACCTTCTTCTATTACAATACCATACCATTCATTAACTGCAATATTTTCAATTAATTCATTTTCAAATGTTTCATTAGTAATTGATTTAGCTAAATCTCCGTTAATATATGATTTATTACGTTTTAGATTAGCAACCATTTGCTCACGGACTCTATCTCCGTATTCACCTAATGCCGATATGGTATTTTCATTTGTCATATTAAGCTGGTGTTACACATATTGTCATTCCTTCTTCTAAATTTTCATTACCAGGTTCTGCTAAGAATCCATCTTCTATTGAGAAGTCAAAATTTTCTACTGCATCAACTGATATACTACCTTTATATACTCCACTTCCACTATCAGGATTTTCTGTTGCATCATATGAGAAGAATCTTTCATCATTTGATAGATCATTAGATTCTGTATATCGAGTTGTTAATGCAGCATCTGTATAGAAATCTTGACCTCCAATTACCAATGGTGAAGGTTTAAATGGTGCATCCATTAAACTACCTGTATACACTTGTCCATTTACTAATCTATCAGCTCTAGACTGAATGTATACTACTTGAGTAGGTGTTACTTGACTCCAATTTACATCATCACAAAATGAATCACCATGATTAGTTGTTGTTATACGCAACTTATAAACCCCAGGTGTAGCAGTTGGAGTTGGTGTTGGTGTAGCTGCTGTAGGTGTTGGCGTTCCAGTAGGCGTAGGTGTTACAGGTGTAGCTGTTGGTGTAGGTGTTGGTGCCGTAGGAGTTGGAGTTGGTGTTTCCGTAAATCCAGGAGGCGTTACAGTTGGTGTTGGTGTAGGTGTTCCTGTTGGACTAGGTGTAGGTGTAGGTGTTATACTACCATCACAAATTAAAGTTGAAATAAATTCTTGTGGTCCATTACCTTGACCATTTGTTGTCTCTAAATGTACAGTACCAGCACCAATAGGATAACTATTTGATCCTGAATAATCCCAGTTAGTACCATGATCAGATCCCATAACAGCAGAAGTAAATAATGTTGTTAAACTAGAATCAGTGTATATTGGTTGATTTGCTAAAATATTACCTCCAGTAGATTCAAGTACATAAATCGGATCATCACCAATTGAATAATCAGTTGATGTAGCTAAAATATAAACTGTTTTATTATATCCTCTATCATAATCATTAGAACATGGAGGTGGATCACCTGTCCATCCAGTTGATGTTTCATTTAATGTAATCTCATAAATGTGATTAAATCCATCAAATGTAGCTGTTGGAGTAGGTGTTGGTGTACTTGTTGCCGTTGGTGTTGGAGTTGGTGTACCTGTAGCTGTAGGTGTTGGTGTATTTTGTGCTAAACATTCAGTACAATCTGTATAAATAAAATCTATATCATTTGTAGATGTATCTAATGTTTCTTGAACAACCAACCAACAATCACCTAATAAACCATTTATACTAACTGCACTACCAGTAGCTAATGGAGTACCATAATTTCTTACAATTAAGTTTTGTGATATATCATCACATTTACTAACATTATAATATCTTAATTCTGTTGTTGGGGTAGGTGTTGCCGTAGGTGTTGCCGTAGGAGTACCTGTTGGTGTAGCCGTAGGTGTTGCCGTTGCAGTTGGAGTTGCTGTTGGTGTAGGAGTAAATCCTGGTTGTGTAACTGTAGGTGTTGGTGTTACTGCTGTTGGAGTAGGTGTTGCAGTTGGTGTAGCAGTTGGTGTTGGAGTAGCAGTAGGTACAGGTGTAGCAGTAGGTGTAGGTGTTATACGTGGATAATCACAGTAATCATACGTACCTACTGTTTGTATATTAATGTTTCCTACCCAACCATATGCTCTATCATTAAATGCTTCTAACGTTGGTATAATATTGGTAATTTCAATATCATAACCTAATGATTGATTATCTGAGGCTGGACCCCATGTAAACCAACTTCCTACATCATATATTAAAGTCTCCATTCTTGACATTACATCAATTGGAGATTCATTTGACAATTTAGGTACATCTAAACAATATAGTTCAAATGATAATTGTCTTAATCTTGTTTCTTGATCATAACCAGGTGAAGACATAGGTCTTAAAAACACATACGGATATGCTATATTCTGAGATGATGCATCTAGATAATCTAAACTACCATGAGCAAAAGATGCTACATATAAATGTGCATCAGTTGCTTGTACGAATTGATTAACAATGTCTTTATAGGTTATGAACATGGTATTATTTATTTATTTCCACAGCCGCAGCCTCTTTTTTTTTTCCTGCTGCTTTAATCGGGGTCTTACCCGCCAATATTTCTGATACTTGTATTGCTGTAATATGATAACGAGCAGCAATTTGATTATTATTTAATCCTTGCTCATGTGCTTCCTTAACAGCTATATTATAATCCATCATAATCTTTATTTTTTAGGTTTACGTCCTTTTCTTTTACCTGCTGCCTTAGGTATATCATCGATTTGATCTGCTAATTCTTTAGCAGCTGCTTTTACATCTGATATTTCTTCTTTAACACGTTTTACTCTGTGTTTAATATCATCTTTAACTTGCGTTGCTTTAATTTCAAATGAATCAGGAATGAAATCCTTATCTTCGTCTTTGATTTTACCTTTGTGTAATGCAATAACATATACTGCTATTCCAATAATAATAACTGCTGATATAATATATAATAACATAATTAAATAATTTTTCTACGTTGTGTTTGTTCTTTTAATGCTTTTTGTTCTTCTTTAATCCAATCACTATCAATTGACATATAATTTAATACAAATGTAAAGTTTAAGTCAATGATACTTTTTTGCCCTGTGATATTGAGAATACCTGTGTTGGAGAGTTTATAAATTGTCGCAAACCATCCCCAATGTTCACTAAATGACTTAGATTCTCTATCATTAGACTCGTCTTCATCATCGTCTCGTCGTTGGTTGAAGAGGGCAGAGTACTCGTCAAGTACGCGCTTGCGCTGCCTAAAAAAAAACCCATGGCACCCAATGCATATTCTACAGGTAATTGTTTCATGTGTTCAGCTGCCTCAAATCTATTATCTGAACTATACTGTTTTAATTTATAATGTTTAAAGATATTATCTACTTTTCTCTTATGTAGTAATACTTTATGTGCTTTCTTCCAAAAGAAATTATTGAATATATGTTTCTTAATTGGGCGATATAATATAGCAGTTATTTCATGTAGGTTTTCTATTGGATCCTGACATAAACGTTCTAAATCAGTAAATTCACCTAATGACATAGCATTAATATTTGCAAACCCATATTCTATATCTTCGTATTTGAATATAGGATGAAATTCTTCTTTAATGTCTATTACCTTAGCTAAATCTTTGTATATAGTAGGTATTACACTTGTATCCCATTCTTTGATTTCATCAACACTTATATTACATAAAACAGAAATAATTGTAATTGTTTTTTCTAATTCAGTCAAGTGTTCTAGAGACGTTATCTGTTGATATTGCTCTATTGTAATAAAATCAGGTATTTCTACTGCTATCTTCATTATCGATAAATATTTGATTAATTTTATTTCTATTTGTTATCCGAATGCTACGTTTAAATCTAAATTACCACCTTTACCAACGTATATGCCGCCGGATTTTAAATTTAATCTAGCCTCATTAGCCATTAATAAGGCATCAACAGTATCATCGTGATGTCCAGTAGGGTGAGAGAATGACATTTTACCATTTGCTGAAATTTTATAAGTGTATAGTGATAATTCCTCATATAATTCAGGTGATAGATCTTTAGTTGGTAATTCAACATTCATTTGTTCAATATCCTCAATTAGTTTTCTAACCATTTGAGTTTTATTGTCTTGTGTTGTAGTCCAGGCTTGTACTTTTCTTACTTTAGGTTTAACTATATCATATAAACCTCTACCAACACCATTTACTTCGACATAACCTCCTTGTATATGGTATTTGCTAAGTGTTTGAACGACTCTTTCTGCCGCTTCGGTAATGCCGATACCATTAAATCTGTCCAAAGAGCATACTCTCCCTGATTCAGACATGACGCATACAACCGTATAATCGGATTGTAAACCGACATCAATTCCAGCAAAACATCTGTCTCTTGTGGTTTCATAATTTCTTAGTACACAAACATTTTCTAAACCTCTAAATACATCACTAGATGCGTCTGTAAATTCAGCCCAATATTCTTGTCTAAAAATATCTCTAGGTAATGATCGTTCTTGTTCTTGTAAAAATCCATCATCAATATATGGTGAATCAAATGATGTACCAGAGAAACTTATATATTGGTCATTATCATCGCTTGTACCACGTAAATACACGTTATAAAACCAGTTACGACCCTTAGGCGTACTAATCATTAAACATTTTTTTCCAATAGCAGTTAACGTAGGAAATATAGCCTCGGTCATTGCATTTTCTTTTACGAATGCTGCCTCATCTACTATAATATAATTGAATGAAAACCCTCTAATTGAATCAGGTCGTTCAGCTGATAGGAATTGTATTGTAGAACCATTCATAAATTTGATTGTTAAATCAGCTTTATTCTTATGTTCTATTATTTTATGGGATGCATCAGCTAATTCTTGGAATACTTTTTTAGCTTGATTGTATATAGGAGATATCCATGCACCTTTTTGGTTTGGATTTTGTAATAACCAGTATATTAATAAGTTTTGTCCTAATAATGATTTACCAAATTGTCTGCCTGTTACAACAACACCAAATTTGTGTTTACTATCCGCAAATCCATTTATTATTGGCTTCTGACCCTGATGTGGGGTAAATAAAGTTACCTGCATGCTCGCTTATTATATCGTTACAACTAAACATTAATTTTTCTACCTGCATATTTTGCATTTCTTTCTAATTGACGTTTTTCCTTTAAGGCAATAATTTCATCTCTTACTATACAAGCCTTTTCATATAACTCATCTCCAACTAGTTCATCTAATACTTCTTCCATTGCATCAATCAATGTACCATAGAAATATTCTTGTGCATCATTTAATTTTATTCCCCCCATTGTAAGTTAACATTTTCTACTTTAACATCTACTTGTGAACGTTCAATTTCTGCACCTGATATTTTAGCCTGGTATTTAATAGCATCTAATTCAGTACGTCTATCATTTTCTTGTATTGCTCTAGCCTTTAGATTTTCTAATTCAACCATAGCTTTATCAACATGACCTTTAATAGTATCATCTATTAATTCACCTACTTTAGCCATTGCTTTCTTCCACATACGATTAGCCTTAGTATGCCCAATACCTTTACGTTCAGTATACCATTGTGTAAATTGTGTCCAACCTGCTTTGTGTTGTAAAATGTATTCAACACATTGGTTTAGATCATCTATCATTTCTGCATCTGTTTCTCTCATTTAATGTCTATGTTTTACGATAAGTATTAGTTAATTAAATGTCTTAAATAACAGCGATCTAGGTATTTTCCAGGTCCAATTCGTATTATCTTCTAACCCTCCGGATAAAGTTACATATTCTCCTTCTAATATCCAACCAGTAATAAAGAACAACGCGTATGGTATTTTATTAGAAATTAATGGTTTATATGCAACATCAATAATGTTTAGATCCTTATCTAATTTAACCAGATAGTGATTATAACTCCTTTGCTCATACAATTTAGTATGAACCATATACATATATACACCTTCATCCTCAAACCAAATAGGAGCCGTTGATCCACCTACTTTACACGCGGCAGTAAAATACAATTCATTTTGTGGGAACTTATTATTGAATTGATTATCAACATCTATTATTTTTTCGAATTCCCAATCACCGGTGTGTTTGTATACTTTATAGTTGGGGCTGGTATTATATATGAAGTGTAATTCATCGTTATGTACGAACGGTAATAGATTTTTATACCATGTTACCTCCTTACCGGCCATGAATTCCATTTTATTAGGTTCGTCAAATTCTAATTGTTTAACTACCTTATATTTCTCATCTAGAATAGCCGTTGTTGTATTCCAATCTTTGTCAATATATGAAGCAAAATGATATGGTTTGTTTTTATATACTACTGTTCTATAATCTTCCCATTTGCTTAATTCATCGTGTTTAATATTGCGAGTTTTCACGTCTTTCAACGTTAAATCTGCGTTGAAACTAAACTCATATAGACTACGACAATCACCTAATTCTTTCATGAATTTAGTGCGGTCTGTAAGCTCATCTAATCTGGCAATACCTTTATATCCGTTACCATTTTTCCATAATGATAAATTATGTGAGCAATATTCTGTTTTATATGTCTTTAATTCTTGTCTTGGTGTTTCATCTCGCCAACTGCCTTCAAATAAATGTGTTATATAAATTGATTTATCTGTGTCTTTACCACTAAATACATCATGTTTAATAGCCCCACTATGACTTTGATTACTACCTACTCTGTTTATTGATAATAATTGTGATCTACCATGTTGTATATCTGTAGTATAATCGTGGTAAATGCCGAAATGAGCTGTAACGTGTTTTGTAAATCTACCTGGCCCTGTATTTTGTAGTACTCCACCTACTGGATTATTAATTATATCATCTATAATTCTATTTAATGGTTCTGCTTTAGGTGCTGCTGCTATAAAATAATTTGCTACACTAACCATATTATCATCAGTGTTAACTCCTATGCCTTTAAAGAATTCATTATCTTTAGGTAAACATGCTTCTAATCCTGCTATAAATGTTTGACCATGTATCCAATTATCTAATGGTTGATTACAAAATGTATCAGCATCTACGTATACACCTCCATTTTCCCACAGATAACAATATCTAAAGAAATCAGTACGTTCACCTTTAGTTTTTAGGTTTTTATAAGCCGCATTATAAATTGATCTAGCAAACCAATTATTTACAGCATTGTCATCAAAATAAATTAAATCCCAATCAGGATTGTGTTTTTCAAAACTATCAATCATGTATTGATTTACATCTAATATATCTTTAGTTGTGTAAATTATTCTACGTGGTATATGATTGAATATTGTTTTGGCTTGAACATAATCCCAGAATTTTTTATTGCCTATGGCTTCCATCTCTTGTAGTTTACCTGGGTATTCTACATGTAAAATGTCTTTACCATCATATGTGTATTTTGTTCTAGCAAAGTCATGCTTCATTATTTTTAGATCTCCATGTTGACCTAATTCAAAATCTGCCTCTATATTATTGCCTAATACTTCATTTACAGATTTACCCATTAATGCAGGACCAGTATAATCTAAGTAAAACATTTCTTGTTTGCTTTGACAATTATTAACTATCCTATTAATCGCTTCTTTTAAGAATGGATGCTTGATAGACGCAGCAATAAATGCATTACCCAACCATTTCATAGCCATTGGGTCATCCCTCGTGATGATAAAATTATCTGTGGCCTCAATTAGATCATCTAAGGGCGTCTCACATATTGTATCTGCGTCTATATAAACACCTCCTTGTACATAAAGTACACACAACCTGAACAAATCGGCTTTGAATGCTCCTGGAACTAACGAATGGTATGATGTTAGTACTTCAGGACCGAAATGTTCCTTTATAAATTTTACTCTATCATGTTTATCAAAAAATGTATACTCGTAATCAGGATTTTTAGTTTGCCATGATAAGCATGCTTTAGACATACCATGAGGCAAATCATGAGTTTCAAATGTTTGATATATTTTCTTTGGTATCATAGTAATTGTTCCTTTCGTTCTGCCCAACCTTTAGATTCACTATGAGCCCAAACTATCCATTTATAAGGTTTTTTAATGTTAGCTTCCCTCCATATGTTAACCCAATCTTTTCTATTTACTTGTGCTTGAAAATTAGTTTCATCTTTTCTAAATAATTCATTACCATCTTTATCTTCGAAAATAACAGCAGCAAAATTATAATCTGTTTCTACAAAATCATTACCGTGTATATCTATACAATGTTTAAATTTTAAATTAAATTCTCCATCTGGATCTTGACCTGGTAATTCGTTCTTTAATGTTGATTGTTTTACTGCTCTATCATTAAATCTAATACCAGCATAATTTTCCCAATCAGTTATTGTACGTTCTATTCCTAAACCATATTTGGGAAATAATTTTTTACGTTGACATGGAGCACATTCACCATCTACACCTAATAATTTTCTCATTCGCTCATGAGATGCCATATTAACCTCATTCCAACCACTATGATTATCCCAGTGTTTAGTTCTACCTTTTCTAGTGTATTCGTGATAAGCTATAATTTTATTAGGGTGAAATAAATCATAACCATGTGTGTATGCCCTAACTGCTATACTAATTTCTTCACCATGAAAATATAATTCAGGATCATGTTGTACTTCCTCAGCAAATTTACCTGTAGTAAATGCAAAGTGTGCTGAATAAAATCTAGCAGGTACTGGTTCTTCAGGTTGATTATCTAAATAATAAGGTAAAAAGAATATTACACCTTCAGGTGTAAATCTATCAAATTGCATTGCCCATGGTACTTTAACTCTACCTGCTGGATCATTATCTGGATCAAATGAAGATATATAACTTGTTAGTAATGGTTTTTTATGACCTTTCTTCTTTAGACCTTTGTACATTTTAATTAGCTCAGTATCCCAATTATCTACAAATCTATGGTGTGAATCTAATTGTAAAGTATATTCTTCACCATCATATAATTGTTGTATTTGGTTTCTAGCCCAACAAGCACCTTTAGAATCCTTGTAGTCTATATCTATAACCTTTATTCTTTTATCATTTGCATAATTAGCTAAACTATCCCATTCATCTTCATCTCCATGTTGATGTGCAATACCTACTACTAAGTTTTCTGGTTTTTTAGCTTTATCAAATAAATCCTCTAATGTTGGGATTAATTGAGGGTCTCTATAACTTGCAATTTGTACAAAAATTTTATTTTTTTTCATCCACGTTTTGTTTTATCTTCTACTATTCCATCATCATATAATGGCATGTCATTAAAAATTCTACGTTTGGCTTCATCAATATTCCAAACATATTTTTTATGTTCTTTTTTTAACTTCCAATTTGTTATCTTGTCAAGTGATATCATTACTCTGCTCATTTTTAAGTTCTTTTAAGTAATCTAAAACGATTTGTTTAACCAATAATTTAAAGCGTTTTTCACGTTGTTGTTTACGTGCGCTAAACATCATCGTAGCCTTTGCTACAATATGTTTTCTATTGATAAATAGAACCGTCAATAACGAGGTGATTACTAAACTAGAAACCCAAAATATTATATATAATTCATTCATGAAAAATCAACTTTACCTGCTAATAATAATTTTAGTCGTTTTAATGCCTTTTTTATATCCTTAGATAATGTACTTTGTGTTATGCCTGTATTTCCGGCTATAAATTTTATAGTTTTATTTTCAAAATAATATTCTTTTAATATATACTGGTCATAAAAATCTAAGGATCCCATTGCCTTCTTTAATTCTTCATTATTAGCATCCTTTTGTTCCCAATCTGAGTGTAGTGTTTTATCATGGGCTTCAACACTAAATTCATTTGATTTAGTAGAGAATTTTCTGTATGTGTGGAAAAACATTGAGGTACTGGATTTAATACTTAATGCCATACCTCTTGTTAAATAATTTTCTGGATTACCATTTACTATGATATCATATTGTTTGTCTAGATCCATTTTTCTAAATGCTTCCCAAACATAAGGGATAATGTCATCTCCCCATTTATCAATTGCTGCCTGAGAATAACCACAGACTTTTATAACATTTATTTTCATCTGGTTATAATTATCAACTAACCATTGATTAATAACCTCTATTTTTTCGTCTTTTGTCATATAATCTTGAAAACAGTGACAGCACTAAGAAACAAATACCAATAAGTTATGCTCAGTGCTGTATGTAAAATTCTAAGTTGCTCAAATATACAACCATCCCTCTGTATTGCCTAGTTATTCTTGCCTTTTTCTTATCCCTTTCTTTACCCCTATTATAACTATGACAAAAGTCTTCAAAAACATATTTCTTTTATATTACTTCTTAAAGGCAATAATAAGGGTGGGGAAAACGAAGGCTTATAAAGGCTATAAATGATAAATTTATATAATTATCTTTTTAAGACTTATCGAGAAGTTAATAACTTATTTTTGGGGAGACAAATTATCTTGAAAGATCTGTTACAAATGTATTTGCTCTAGTATAAAAATTACCTGCTTCTGTTGAAGTAAATCCTTGTCCTACTGTAGCAAGAGCATATCCTCTACCTGATTGACCATCACTTACTGAAGTACCTGCTCCACGATAGGAACCACCAAGTGCAATTGTATTAGAACCCCAACTTAAACTTGTATCTATAGTTTGAGCACTTGAAGCCTCTAAAGTAGTACCTCTCCATACCTCAGTAGTATTAGATAAGTTATTACTCATGTAGAAATTTTCTGCTGGTGTATGGGAATCTGTAGTATAATTTAATGCATTAAAACAAGCATATTGAGTTGAATTACCATATGAAATAATTAATGCCCAATCATCTCTATCACCACCACTACCTCTAAAAGCACCTAAATCGTAACCTCTTACATTATTAACATTATTACACCATACAGCTAAGTGTGTACCATTTGTTGGTCCATAATCACCTGGTTCATTATAAGTTTGACCAAAATCATTATTTGTAGTACCACATGTTACACCATCTGAATTAAATGTATTTGTACCATACCAGGTAATTCTATAAGCATTATTTGTATCTTGTGGATCTTTTAAGTTGTATTTACAAGCATCTGCA